TTAGTGAAGGCTTGCCCAATCTTATCACTGACTGCACTAAAACCTTGACTAATGAAATTACTAACTGTTGAAAGTCCGGTAGAAATAGCGCTCATTCCAGAACCTACAGCTTGTAAAAAAGCAGAGCCAGATGCTCCTAACGCCGATGCTGCTGCACCCCATCCTTGAGCAAGGAGTCCACCTATTCCGGGGAGGATAAAGCTAGCTGCAATCATGCCTAGTGGCCCTAACTTACCAAAGGTCTTAGCATAGAGCTGACCAAGTTGCTTAAATCCAGGCAGCTTCATGATGCCACCTATAACCTTACCGGCTACTTTCTTAATTTTCTTGGCAATTTTCTTAAAAGGTTTAGTAACACTCTTAAAAGCTTTACTTATACTGAATCCCATACTGTGTTACTCCTTATACTGTCGCAGCCCAGAGGTTGAGCCCTGCTGCACCAAGGGCTGTAAGTTGTGCTACCTTAGAAGCATCAGTAGCTGCCTCGTTACCTAGCGCTGCTTGTGCTAACATAGCTGCACGTTGCTTATCATTCTCACTACCTTCGAATGTCCACTTAGCTGCATCACGCATCTCTTGCCACATGAATGTCAGTGCTTGGTTACTCAGGTTGAAAGAGTTCATAGCATTGGCTTGGTTCACTGCATTGGTTGCTTGTGTGTTGATCTTATTCATCTCTCGACGCCATGTTACATTCGATTGCTCGATGGCCAGTGCGTTCTGAGTGTTGAACTGATCTCTATTAAATGTCAGTTGACTACTGAACTTAGTCATTACATTCTCTTCTTGTGCGTTGAGTGCAGAGGTAGCAGTAATACGATCTGCGTTACTCTTCTCAATTGTACTCTTAAGAGATGCCATGAACTGATCAGTCTGTGCTTGACTTGAAGCATTGAACTGTGCAGCAGCATTACTAGCAGACTGATCAGTAAGTAATACCTGCTGTGCAAAACCTGCTTGAGCGATGACAGCTTGCTGTTCGTTAGATAAGTTCTGAGAGAAGTTAGCTACGAGAGCAGCACTATCAGCTTGAGCCAGTGGGATAGCCGCTTGAATCAACATGTTCGTTAACTGATCAGCACCAATAGAGGTACGTGATAGTCCACGTGCTGCAAGCATACGGTCTACCTTAGCCAGTGCAGGTTGTGCAAAGGCTGGGATACCATCACCACCAGATGACAACAGTTCAGTCAATCGACCAGATGTTGTGATCTCATCTGGGATGATACCCTGAGCAGCGTCTATCTGCGTCCCTACACCTACAAGGGTAGGGTCAATGGATGCTGCCTGTAAGTTCTCAGGTGCTTGCTGTGTCGCTGCTACGGCCTGTTGTGCGGTCACAGAGGTGTCTGTGGTCTGCTGAGTACCTACAAGTTCTTGAGCAGCGGAGCCCATCAGAGGCGTGGCTACCTGGATAGCACTCGCTGGTAGCTGTGGTGCTTGTAGGTTAGTAGCCACTTGCTCACCGACAGCTGTAGCACGTGCTGTACCACCTGTTGAGAAAACAGGAGTAGGTGCAATAGACGTAGCTGTAGGTGTTGTAGGTGTTATAGTAGCTACAGGTATACGAGTAGGCTGTACAGCAGGCTGTCGTATCACAGTTCCACCAGTATCAGGGTCACCAAGAGTTGTGATAGTGTTACCTTGTGTATCAAAACGATTGATGTCTTGCTCTTCTGCAAGAGTGCCAAAACCTTCAGCCATTATACACCTCCTGATTGTGTTGGAGAGTTATCTAAGTATGCAGTCATAATTTATACCCACGCCTTGACTATAAGCTTCCAACTAGTTTCAGTTATACTTCTTTGATCGGCAGAAGTCTTTTCTATAATACTAATAGTGTTAACACCGTCGCCGTTAAATCTGATATTAACATCAGTATTATCTGGAAAGACAGACACACCTGAAATATCAGGACCGGAAGAGCCATTACCAACACCCATGGAGATCATCACTTCATCCCCAATACTGTATTCGTGTTCAGCGGTTTTACAGATCAATCTAAGTTGTATGAGATCGGGCATACTCCCCAAGGAGTGTGGCAATGTGAGTGCGCCAGCATGAGTAATTGTTTGTTCTGATGATGTAAATGCTGTAGTAAATACACCAGTAACGCCGGTCAATAGGCTGCCATCCACTGCAGGTAATTGAGCTGAACCATTTAACTGTACTACTTCATTCGCTGAAGTACCTACATCCAATGTGGCTGAAGTACCTAGGCCTAGGCTAGTACGTGCAGTGGCCCCTGTCTCGGCTACCCAAGCAGACCCGTTACCAACGATGAAGTTACTGTCTGTATTAGCGAGAGCCGCTATTGCTGTTAGATCTGCATCAATAGGTTGGAACGCTGTAGCATGTGAACCATCAAGAGTGTCTGCATCAACATTAAGAGCATCGATATCTGCCTTAGTCTGATCTGCAGTAGCAGCTGTCTCAATACCAGCAAGTTTAGTCTGCTCTGCATCACTGAACTCATTAGTATCTGCATTAGCTTCATATGCTGTTTTGATCTCAGCATTAGTCTGATCTGCGGTAGCAGCTGTTTCAATACCATCAAGCTTAGTGCCATCAGTAGCGACATCACGTGTATCTACTGTACCTGTAACTGTAATATTACCAGTAATTGCAGCACTTGCATCTGCAGTAAGAAGGCCAGTGACTTGGTGCGTACCTGTTGTCTTAGCACCGCCCGCAACGATCTCTACCTTATCTGTATTGGTAGTGTCAGAGATCACTGGTACATATGCACCCTCTGCAGCAGTACCGTCGTGCTTATGCCCCGTCGCCTGTGCAGCAAATGAGACTAATTGATTAAACTCGTCATTACCGTGTTCTGCCTTAATGACATCCCCTGGAATGAAGGTGCTCTGTCTTGTATAACTTGTCATATTAGTTTATCCTTAGAACCTACCATTCAAAAAATAGGAGATGTTTAAAGCTTGTATGGTGAAGGATGCGCTAGCGCCATTCGATTGGAATAAGAATGAGACTAGTTTACCAGAACCCTGTACAGGGGTTCTCTCAATGATATCTGCACCAGCATCATATGTGTCTGTGTCATAGATAGCTACATCGTATAGTGACAACCCTGCAGCAATATCAGTACCATATACCCCAGGGGAAGCGGTGTTATCAAAAGGTTCATCATACATTATCTGAAAAGAGAGGTCAGCGACGCCTTCTAGATTTATGTATGTGTCTACATAGTGTAGTGTCTTCCTAAAGTTAGGATCACTCAGCATCATGTCAGCTGTCTTGAATACTGCAACGATGTTTGTACCATTAAAGGTATCACCATCATCATGTACATATACAAAGCTATCAGCATTCACTTGAAAGAGTACTTCTTGATTATCTTCATCTCTGACGGAAGTAACATCATACAGAGAATTACCTTGGAATGTATTCCACTCTACTACAATACCAGGCTTCTTCTCTGTCCCCACACCGCGTATAACACCACCGATACCTTTAAGAGGATCGAGATTATCTGAAACAAATAACCGATACTGGTTGCGTGATCGTACTACTGTGGACGTAATGAAAACAGTATCTACCTTCTTGATAATGTCTAGGATCTCATCCTGGATATCTGTAGTCAATGTACCTAACTCAAAGTCATCGATACGGTCTGTAGCTGCGATAGTCCTTAGGCCGTCTGGGGCAAGGAAGATCAAACCGCCAGCAACCTCTTGTACGGAACCACCAGCGGCACACCCTATCTTAGATGTGATCGTCTCTATGTTCTGTAGTACTGGATCCCCGAGACCCGCTACTCCTTTAACAAGACCCTTACCGAACACTATCAAATTCTCTCGGAATGTCTCACACCATACAACTTCATCTGAGATGTTTATTAAGCCGCCGCCAATAAAGTCGAAAGGCTCTAAGAGGTCTGAGTAATGAACTTCATTCTTAAATGCAGGGTCACCCGAAACAACTAACCGTTCGTTATGTACTTCGACAGTAGTAGGGGAACGTACGTTACCTGTACCCCATTCAGTAGCACCAGCATCTCCATACTTGAAGTTCAGTGTACCACCGCCAACATCTTTAATAACAAGACGTGACAAGGGATTGACACCTTGCGTGTCTACTATGAATAGCTCTGTATCTGTTCCGTTATGGTACTCTACAAATCGATAGTGTTCTGCACCATCTGTTGTTCTTATCAGGGAGCCCAGGCCAGCTAGTGTAGCTGTATCTACAAAGATTCCTGATGTGTCCTTGTTTACTTGCAGCCATGAGGTACCATCCTCACTAAAGTAGATGTCACCACCTTGTGCTGCGACACATCCATTGAAGTAACCACGTGCTGCCACTACTGGGTCAGTGCCCACACCGTCAGGAGACAGCGTACTGTACTTAGTATACCCACTGATTCTTCGATAGCCGCCTTTCAAGCCACCCTCAAAGTTAACCATACTTACGGTTTTACCAGGTGTCTCAAACAATGTAACCCTATCTGAGATTGTATCTAAACCACCTCGAAGCTTAACTAAGGATGTTTGCTCTTCACTAGGCATGTTAGATCCTCTTTATACTAGACGCAGCTTACGGCCATGTGGCGTAGTAAGTTGCTCTTTCATACGGTTGAGACCATCCCTGTATTCACGGTCTGCCACTGATACTTGGAAGTCATTCTCTTTGAATGTCCACAAGTAGTATCGGGCACGTGCAACAAGGACGTTAAAATATCTGTCAGGAAACGGCAGTGTATCTAGCGCGTTTGCTAATGTGTTTGCATCTTCCCATGAACGGAAAGAGATTGTATAGACATCGTCTGGTACTGGAGATAGTCCGAATTGGTTACTATCATTTGTTTCGATGACATGCTTAGGGCGTCCGCCTGTATCATCCGTTTGCTCATCTGTCTGACGGAAGTGGTTATTCCATTCGTCATAAGAGAGGACTTGGAGATTGTCGTATATGTCTGTACCATTGTCTATGAAGAAGGTATCGAAGTCGATACTTGAGTATGCTGTGTCAGGTGCGACAACAGTCTTAAAGCTGTACCATTGGGTATCAGCAACAGTTGAGACAGTGTTAGGGGACGATGCTGTCCCTGTCTTCAACCAGTTCCATTCAGGAGTTGAGGTAGCAATGTCCATGAGTGCACGGTTGACTGCTTCCTTTGTAAAAGATTGGAGACCACGGGGACTTAGGAAAGTCGTCTCAGTCAGCTGAACTTCATTCGCGTCTTGAAGGACGAGGTTTATAATGTCTAAAAAAGTCTTAGCCATGAGGGCTCCTAGTAATCTAGATATAAAGAAGAGGGAGAGCTACCCCTCCCTTTCTTATTTGGTCACTCTAAATAAGCGTTAGCTTACAGAGAAACACCACCGTAAGTAGTGATGTGTGCAGTAACCAGAGACTCAAGACGTACAACGCCACGAGCGTATACATGCAAGCCACGTACCTTGTCACCGAAAGAACCTTCCAGACGGATGGTTTCAACGTTGGTGATTGCAGAAGCAGTTGCTACAGCAGACATATGACCAGCAATCAAAATCTCAGCTGCAGTGACGGGAGTACCGCCAGTAGAAGCATAAGTTGGGAAGTTGTTAGTCTTATGGATACGGAAGCCACGCAGAGGAGCAGCCATTACCAGGCCATTCTTCAGTGAGGTTGCACCATCGTTGAAGTCAGTAGACAGCAAGTCAGAACCAGCCTTAACCAGAGCTTCCAAGAAGCGAGGAGAAGCTACGATGTAGCGGCCTTCTTCAGGGACGTTAGCCAGGTCAAGAACACGAGCCATCTTAGACAGCAAGTCCAGAGGGTTCTCTTCACTACCACCACCAAAACCAATGTCGAAACCATTAGCGGTGGTCAAGTCATTGATGAAGTTAGAAGCTGTGTCAGCTGCATCAGCCATGAACTGAAGGACATCATGGTCGAACGTATCACGAAGCGCATATGCACCTGAGGTAGTCGCCAGTTCTGACCAGTTGACGTGTGCCAACTTAGTTTCCAGATCATCGATCTCGAATGCGAAGTAGTTCGCTTGGTCGATTTGCAGGACCAGGTTGTTATCAGCAAGCTCTTGGCTTACGATTGCAAGTCCACGAGTGTAAGAAGCAACAGTGATTACTGGCTCTTTGATGATTTCAACAGAATCGCCGTATGCAGCGATCTCGCCCAGGAACTCGTTATTAGTAATACCTTCTACAACAGAAACGTTCTTGAAGAATTCCAGAACTTTTCGTGAGAAGATCGTTGCCAACCAATCACCAGTGTCAGTGGTGTCAAAGTTGACCGTGCCAACGCCTTTAAATAGACTGTTGTCAGTTGCCATTGTTAATATACCTTATATATTGCGTATTTGTTACGCGTTAAAATTGACTCTACCTTCGGCATAGGCTTTGTCGATCTCCTCTGAATGTTTAGCCCATTCTTTGCTGGACATCATTTTGATTTCAGACTTAGTCCAAATCTTCACACCATCTTTAGTGATGGGTGCAGAGGGATTGCCTACTACCTGAGCTGCGCTTGAAACGTCAGCCTGAGTTTGTTGTGCTTCCTCTTCGAGGTGTGCTGCTTGTGCTGCTTGAGCAGTCGCTGCGTCCCGAGTTGCCTTATACCGATCAAGGGCAATGATTGCCAGATCGGGGTCGTCAGGGTTATTATAAATCCACTGCTGTACTTGCGCTGGTTGGCCTTTCGCCCAATCTTGGAACTCATTGCCTTGCACCACATCCATAAAGTCTGGGTGTGCGGCTTTGATACGAGATTGTGCTTCGGTAAATTCAGTCATCATGCGTTCCTCTTCATAAGTTTGGAGTTGAGCATTGATGCCCTGAGTTGCCTCAGAAGCCTTCTGATGCGCTAGGGTAAGCATCATGTTATATACTTCAGGATGCTCTTCCTTGAAAGTGTCCATCTGGTCAGGCGTAGTTGGTGCCTTGAAAGATGAATCAGCTGCTTCTAATCCTTTAATCTGATCTCGCAATTCATTCTCACGTTTGCTTTGAAAAGACTGCAGGTCCTTGTAACGTTTTTCCCAATCGACGCCCTTGCTAGAAGTATCCGCTCCGGACATTAGGTTGGTTGTCTCAGTTGTCTCGACAGACGGTTGAGATTCATCGCTAGTTGTCTGGGTGGGGTTCTGATCGTCTTGCACTGTTACTGGTGTTTCATCAAGACGTGGGATAAGGTTTTCAGTTGTCACGTAAGTGATCTCCTTTAGTTCTGCATAGAGTCACGGAAGGTACCTATTAACAA